CTTTAGTACTTCGGCTACACTTAGTCGTCTCATACAAATTCTCCAATTGAGTTAGTCAAGTTCTTCAGCTTATTGGCAATGAAGTAGTTGAGTAGATTAGTTGCCTTCTTACCACATTGAGCATTGTAACTATCCATAATATTGATCTTAACCTTTTCTGGGATAAAGTCAAGGTCAATCAGACTACGATTGCGCATGTAGTTGCGATAGTTAGGATGATCAAGCTTGCCATCAAGCTTCAAGCTGATGAGTGCATCAAGCTTCTTCTGGGTAACTGGAGACTGGCGCTTGCCAACAACCAGACAATTATCATCACTGAGGATATTAGGGATGCCATCGCCAGTATCACCCTTGATCACATGCTCCTGAAGAAAGCGCTCAGGATCATTACATACAATCTTCTTCTTACGAACAGGATCATATTGCTCCACATTTACATACTTCTGGAGCTGTTGGAAGTCCTTATCGCCAGACAGGATAAGAATCTTCTCTTGATGGTTAATTGCCATGAAGGACCAATCGTCCTTGACAGTACCAAACTTATGACACAGGGTACCAATGATATCGTCTGCTTCTGCAGTTTCAACATCAATTACACGGTAGGGGAAATATTCTTTGAGTTCTGCACGAATCTTGCCGAGGCATTCAAAAATTGCCTTCCAGTCAAGTTCGGACTCTGCTTGGGACTTCTTGCGGTTGGCCTTATAATAAGGGTACTGTTGGCGGCGCCAGTAGTTTTTGTTATCGCAAGCAATAACCAGTTCGCCGTATTCCGGGCCGAACTTTGTCTTATACATTCTAACAGAGTTAAGAACCATATGGCGTACCATATTCTCTTCAATCTGCGCATTAGTGTGGTTGCCCAGTTGGACCATAATGTTAGACAGCATGACTTGAGACAAATCAAGGATGATCATTGTATATGAAGGGTGTTAACCCTATCCTTCTGTTGGTGTGATGGTAAACTTAATTTTGTCTGATACTTCTAGATTGCCTTCGTCATCGACCTGTTCGAAGAGATGTTTAGCAATCAGTTGAAGTGGATGGTCTATTCCGTAGATTTTAGATAGAAATGATCTTGTAGCTTCTACTATTAAAGCACCGTCTTTAATGAATTCCATCTCGTCATCAGGCTGAAACCCTGCTAGCGAAAGCTTATCAAATAACATTGGTATGATAGCTTCAAGACTTTCTTGAATATGAACTTGTCGTACTACTTCGACGGTGTCAATCACATCATCTAAACTCTGCGGCCCAATATGTCGTTCAGGACCTTGTCGTGGGAACTGTATGATGTTGTTAGCTAGGGCCGTCATAGTGTCATTATACCCTACCCTCTAGTTGTTGTCAATGGTATTTATAGTCTGATCTTCTTCGGATCAGTAGCCCCAGCAGCCCTAATACGCTGAGAGATAGCATGAAGAATCATCATATGTATGTCTTCCACAATACCGTAGTTGTGAGCAGGAACGTGTACATTGATGTCGGCCATTGCAGCTGCTTCACCACCAGTAAATCCTGTAAAAGCTATGGTTGTTGCTCCAAGCTTTTTAGCCCTGTAAAGTCCATTTAAGATGTTTTTGGAATTGCCGCTGGCAGAAATAGCTAAGACCACATCACCAAAAGTACAGTGATGATACATCAACTGTCTCTCAAATATGTGATCATAACCTACATCATTGGCTATAGCCGTAATAAGAGGTCCATTACTAGTCAGACTGATAGCTCTTGCAGACAACTCGGTATCCTCATTAATGCCTTTCATAAAATCACAGACCCAGTGATCGGCACTAGCAGCGGATCCACCGTTGCCCATAATAAACAGTAAATGTGCATTGTCAATGGCATTGAATGCAGCTTCCATGCTAGCATGATCTAGTCTGCTAATGGCATAATTTAGTTCAGAAAAATACTCAGTAAAATTTTTCATCACATTTGCGTCGAAACGCTCCCTTGATCAGTAAATGCAAAGTGAAACTGCTTGTATTCATGCATAGCACGCATAACACTATTATGATTTCTATGTGGAACATAAAGAAGCATATAACCACCGCCTCCAGCTCCAAGTATCTTACCACCAAGTGCACCTGCATTACAAGCTGTTTCGTACATGCTGTCAATATGCGGATTGCTTATACCAGCAGCAAGCTTCTTCTTTTCTATCCAAGCTTCATCAAGCAGAGCACCAAAATCATTTATCTTGCCGCGTTTGAGATACCGCAAAGAATCTTCTGCCATAGCTACAAGTCGTGAAGTAGTATCAAGAGCTTTGGTATCTGTAACTAAATTAGTAACTTGCTGACTAAGAACGCTTGAAGCTTCGCGAGTTGTGCCTGTGCTAAAACACATAAGATTATTATTAAGTCCAAACAATATAGAATTACAAATTTGAGGACTGGTTACTTCTACACCTTCAGAGTTAAATCTAATAGCATTGAACCCACCAAAGGCTGCAGCATATTGATCTTGCTTGCCGATTGGTTCACCCAAGTCTTTGATTTCTATGTCACAAGCTAATTCAGCTAAGTTACTACGTGTATGATTAATCATACGCATATTATATAGCGCTTTGATAAGACCGACTGTATAAGATGAACTAGAACCTAGCCCAGAGCCCTTTGTAGTGATATCAGAAAAGCTAACGATTTCAATGCCAGTTTCAATATTGAACTTTTTGAGGATAGCCTTAGCTCGAGTATGCTTGATATTTTCTACATTATCAGCTTGCTCAAGTTCAGAGTAAACTACTCTAACATGTTGTGGTTCACATTTGTTAACTGCAACGTAGATATAATGATTAATAGTGGTAGAGACTACCAAGCCTGGTCTATTGTTATAGAATTGCGGTATATCACTACCACCACCAAAAAATGAAATGCGTAGTGGGGTTTTAGTAGCAAAGATCATGACGTCTTGTAATTCCAAGCCGGCTTTGGAAGCGCCCTGGACTCTAGAGTAGGATATTGCATTTTTAGGTTCTGCAACAAACTAGTCCATTGCTGTGCAACGTTGTTGATATTGAATCGAATATCAGCATAATTTTTAACAAAACGCAAGTAGTTGCGTGCATGTTCTTGATGTACAATGTTGATAGACTGATCAAGCAATCCATAGAAGTGATTAGCATGCATGCTTGGATCTTCAATGAACTGATACATTGAAGTAATGCTACCAGAAGTATCAGAAAGCCCGGCAAGATTTGGATGAATGCAAAGACATTCTGCACTCATAGCCTCAATTAGCGCTCTGGAGTTACATTCTTGCCAGATTGATGGGTATGCAAAGATGTGCGCCCGCTGCAAATGCTCACGAACAACTTCATTAGGTTGTGAACCGTGATAATTGATCTGCGGGTGACTTCTGCATGCATCAAAGAGTTCTTTGAACTGATCATCGGCCTGGCCCCATCCATAGATTGAAAAACTAGAAAATACGTCAAGCTTGATGTTAGGATACTTCTTGGCTAGTTCAATAAAAACAGGAACTAGTAGTGCAAGACCACGCTGGGGAGTAGAAGTGTAGATAAGTCTAACTTCATCGGTTGGCTTGACAATTGGTTCAATAGGAATAATCGGTGTATCAATCACTGCATTCTTATCTGATGAAGGTACACCGAGAACATTAAGATACTGATTGTATTGCCAGTTACCACAGAATACAAGCTTATGAAAACGATCACGGCTTGAAGCATTCTTCAAGTGATTTGTTTCTGGGTCATGTGGAAGATCGTGTAGCCAGTATACACGAATCTTGTCTTCCTCAATCTTTCTTACACGAGAACAAATGATTTGAAAATCATCAGTCAGACCTGCAGGAAGATGGGCAGCAACCATGCGCTTGGTTTGCTCGGTGCCGCCATTAGACTTAATAGAAATTTCATTTTCTTCCATTACGATATTCCCATGCTGAATTAATCATAGCTTCAAGATTAGAGCTATGCTCGTACATGAAGCCGGTATGCTTGATAAACTTACTTGGATTTGCCACCAGAAAAGGCGGATCGCCAACACGAGCAGCACCAATCTTAACATCTACATTATAACATGTCTTTTGGAAAATGTCAATAATTTCTTTTACCGATTGGCCAATATTAGTACCCAAGTTAAACTTCTCATGCATTGGCTTGTTTGACTCGCGCATGTATTCGTCTGCATGAATCATAGCATTACAGATATCTATTACATGAACGTAGTCACGAATGCACGTGCCGTCTTTTGTCTTAAACTCAGTACCGTTGATTGTAAATGATTCATTTTTCATTGCACGGTCACAGAGTTGATTGATAATGTGTGGAGTTTCCGGCAGCTGTCCAACATCATCATAAGCACCGATTACATTGAAGAAGCGAAATGATGTTGCCTTCAAATTAAGAATTTCATAGCTAGCATCAATCAGCTTTTCACACCAAAGCTTAGACTGGCCATAGTTATTTGGTGGATCAATTTTGCTGTGTTCGCGAACCGGTTTATCCGTGATTCCATAAACAGCAGCCGTACTAGCAAAGACTAGACGATTAGTTGGCTTGAGTGTTTGAAGAAGCTTCAATGTCTTTGCTGTGTTATTGCTGTAATAACTCAGAGGATCGTATGCGCTGGGACCAAGTAGACTATTAGCTGCAAGATGAAATACTGTAGCATCCTTATATTCTTTAAAGACATGCAAACTATTTGGGCTTGCAAAATCATCAAACAGATAGTCATTACAATTTAGTACTCTGCTATCGTCATTAGTCCAAGCTTCTTGTGTCCGTAAGTCATTGTCAATACCGACAACAAAGTAATTACGATCACGTAGTATCTTGCAGAGTACTGAACCAATATATCCATATGATCCAGTAACAATTGCAGTCTTCATGTTGAAAATCTCTTTCGCAGCTCAGAGCTGCTCCAATTATGTGATCTGTCTACGTAATGAATATGAATGCGGCGAGAGTCACAAATTTGCTCACCTGTTATAGATTTACCAACATAGTCAGAGCCAATAAATCTAACGTCAATTGGCAAAACAGCAAGCATGTGTTCTAAGTCTTGCTCAGTGTCGTATGGAATTATTTCGGCTTTAAGATTGAGAGCATTGATTTGATACCAGCGCTCAAATGCCGTCTGTATCGGTTTGTTTTTGGTATCTGGGCGATCAATGGTTGGATCGGTATGAAGACCGATCATAAGCCAGTCACATAGCTTACTGCATTCTAAGAGAAGATGTACATGGCCAGGATGCAAAAGATCAAAGGCACCGCAAATAAAACCTACGGTGCCTACGTTTTTTTTGTCAAGATTCATTCTTTATGCTTGCCGTGTAATGAAGTTTTCCCTAACGTGAGTTGGTGCAAAGAAGTCTTGAACCAGCTTTATAACAGCATCGGTGTCATAGGGCTTGCAGCTGAATACATCAAGATACATTGTATCATCTTCATCCACAAAGTGGGCGCAGATGTTGCTGGTCTCGATGAGCTGAACAAGGGTATATCCTGCCTTGTTACCGCTACCAAACTTTACAATCTGGGGCTCACCGTATGCAACCATGTCGATATCCTCGACAAGCTTCTTGGTAAATCGCCAAATGGTATCATATTCGGTGATAGCTTTGTGACTGCATCCCGCGCAGTCAAGCATGAGGTGGTAGCCCCAGTTAGACATTATGGTTGGTTTCCTATCAAGAATTATGGTAAGCTTGGCAATACGTAACAGATTCAATACGAAAAGATCGCCAAGCATTCTTTTCTACATCCCAAGCCGCAATGACATTAGGATTCTGTTGATGAAAAGTCTTCTCTTCATTCTGCTCTTCAAAGCTCTTTCGATAAGACTCTGGGAGCATGTGAGGAAGAAGAGTGCATCGTAGCACTCGAGATTCACCATTAGCCTTGGTGAAATGAACATCAACAACCGAAGTGCGAAGGCCCTTCAGAAGTTCGTTTCGCTCGTACATTATATATGTCTCCGTTTACTCAGTAAGTAAGATCTGTTCGGAAGACCCACGATTGAGTTCTTCCTTAAGTTCAGTATATCCGCCGATATGCATTCCGTCAACAACTACCACAGGAAATGACTTGGCATAAGGGAACTTTTCAAGTAGAACTTCTCGAGTAAAATGCACACTTAGCTTTTGTTCTGTAAAACTAATACCTTTATTCTTAAGCAGATTGGCGGCTGCAGTACAATACCTGCAGCCATCCTTACTGTATAACTCTACCTTCACAGTATAGCCTCAGATGCAGTAACCGCCACCACAGTATAACGCTGAGATGGATTAGACATACCCGAAAAGTAATTCATGAATTTTTGAATTGCTTCATCAATATTTGCTGCATTGACAATTCGGCGTTGATCTGAAAAAATAGCCGAAGCACCTTCTTGATCAAGGCGAACCTTACCTTCTACGAAGAAGATCAAACTATTTGGTGCAACCCATGGTGTATATTCCGGAAAGGTTGGTGCTGGTGCTGGTGCTGCCTGTGCATTCATTACTTGTGGTGTTGCTACAGCACCTTGTAGCATGACTTGATGATAGAGCTCTTCACTCTTCTCATAGTCAAACTCCGCCGAATTTTCTGTTGGCGCTTCTGTTGTATTCTTACGTGGTCTAGCCATATTAATTAGTCTCCTGTATAATAATGTCAACGACAAGGTTAACAACTCCTCTATCTATCATTCCAAGGAGCTGCGCGGCTCTCATGCTTAAGTCAAATTCCCTTCCTCTAATCATTGGACCTCTGTCGTTGACTCTTACAACAACAGTATTTCCATTTGAAGGATTAGTAAATTTAACCATAGTATTAAATGGAAGAGTCCTATGAGCTACCGTGAGACCCATAGGATTATACCTCTCTCCATTGGCTGTTATTGTACCATGCCTATACCAAGAGGTACGAGCAATGTACGTATTAGTGACTGAACTTCTAGTAGCGGACTGATGTCTCGCTCTAGTCTCTTGGGTAAGAGCATTGCTTGCGGAGCCGACTTGGGCGTCGGATCTAGTAACCTCTGGCCTAGTGGTTTGTATTTGTGGTGAAGTGAGTCCGGTTGTCGGGCCCAATAAAGCTATGCTCAAACCCAAAAGTGCAGCCTTAATCGTGCACTTTTGCAAGTTTGTCTCCTGTTTGGTTTATTTAGGCGGCAATTGCCTTGAAACGATCTGCAGCAATACTAGCCGCAAATGCATGTGGCTTTACCTTGGGCTTCATATTACATGTGCCCATGATGTATCCAACCGCCTGTGTGACTACACAAGAAGAACCAAAGCGCTCATCTGGGTTGATATCCAGGTGAATCTCAACAGGCCTGTTACTGATTACATCAGCAAGCTTGTAATAGAGATCGGCAACCTTTGCTACTTCATTCATAAGCCTGAGGGACGGGCGTCCAGGCTTATAGTCGTAGTCTTGCTCGCGAGTAACTTCACCAAAGATCTTTGCGCCATGATTGCCATCAATGTGGACAACAACCACAGTTGCATAATCTGCGTACCACTTGTCTCCAAGCTTAAAGCGCTCAGAATCGGCACCGATATAGATCTTTGATGTGTTTGAGCAATGCTGTATGTATTGCTTGACTTCTTCGATGTCCATATTCATAGGACTGTTCTTTCCTTAGCTACAAGTACATTGTACCACACTGCTAGGAAAAGTCAACCTTTTCGTAGGTGTGATCTATGGACTCTTACCATAATAGCATCATTGTAGAATCTGTCTGATTCCAATACGCCAAGTTCAAATTGATATTTGGCTTCGTAGTAGTTCATCTCACCTCTATTCTTACAGAGACGAAGAATCTTTCTTGTAAATTTGGTCTCGCCAAGTTCTTTTACATCTTCCTGTAGAACTTTGTTCGAGCCCCAATAGCTTTTCCAATCTGAGTCAACCAAGATCTTTTTGTTCTTGCCTTTGACTTTCTTGGTGCGCTTAAACTTTAAGAGCTTCTTTCCAATGTATAGTCTACCATTGTTCATATTCTCAATTACATAGACAAATCCGATATAGCTTTCAAGCGCTGATTCGTCAACCGGTGTATCATCATGTAGCCACATAGAGGGGAGTCTCCTTCCCCTCTATATAGGCCAGTTAGTCCTTACGTGAAGTCTTCTCGGCCGCCATCAGGCCAATCATCATCGTCGTCGGCGTAATTGTCACCAATGTCTAGAGCTTCGGTCAACGCGGCATCAAGTACAGGATCCGGTATGGTTCCTAAGCACTCATCCAAAGTATCGCAATTTCTATCCATAAAAGACTCAATCATTGCTTCATATACAGTCCTGCGCTCATCGTCATCAGCAACTGTATTGGCAATAACTTCTGCTATGTCTGCGAACAGACTTGATCCAGAACTCCAACCCATTATAGACTCATCCCCTTTAGTGTATCGGCCGAGACGTCCTTCTTGACGCCGCCGACAATGTATGACGTGATTTGTGTTTCTTGCGGTGCTACTTGTACATCAGAACCACTAATCCACTTTTGTGTCCATGGAAGCGGATTGGGTCCAGTTTTATATAGGAGTGGCAGACCGACTGCTTGCAAGCGCTTGTTGGTGATCCACTCTACGTATTCAGAGAGAATCTTCTCATTAAGTCCAATCATTGATCCATCTTTAAAGAGATAGGATGCCCACTCCATTTCCTGACGAGTAGCAGAACGGAACATCTCAAGGCACTCTTCCTTGGTCTCCTCACGGATCTTTGCAAAGTCAGGATCATCAGTCGGAAGAACCTTAAGCAACTGCTGAGTGCTAGCAAGGTGCAGGTTCTCATCACGAGCAATCAGCTTGATGATCTTTGCATTGCCTTCCATCTTCTTCAGTTCAGCAAATGCCCATGAGCAAGCAAAGCTGACATAGAAGCGGATACCTTCAAGGATGTTGACTGACATGAGAGCTAACCAAAGAGCTTTCTTATGTTCATGAATCCTGGTTTGCCGCATAGATGGAACTAACCATTCTGCTGCTGCTCTAAAATACTTTTTAAACAGTTTAGTTTCTAACACTGCTTCAAGATTATTCATTTCAATCAATTGATCGTAGTTCTTTGAGATGTCCTTAGCACAATCAACAATTTCTTGCATGCTAAGAATATCGTCAAGTACCTTGGACGGATCGCTATACACATTACGAATAATGTGAGTATAGGAACGAGAGTGAACCGACTCACTAAAAGTCCATGCAATGATCCAATTTTCCAACTCGGGTAGAGAAGCAATAGGACCAAATGCGGCTGTCGGTGCACGACCCTGCACAGAGTCAAGAAGGATCTGACGCTTCAGGTTGCTGGTAAAGATATGCTGCTCATGCTTTGACAACTCGCGAAAGTCCTTTGAGTCACGCATAAGGTCGACCTCTTCCGGAACCCAGAAGAAACCCATCTGTTGTCGAGTCAACTTTTCCAGGAATGGATACTTCTGCTTATCAAATCGTGCAATTGTAGGTGCATTATCAAAGAATGCACGAACCTTGAGATGATCTTGCTTGTTGTCAGAGTCAAATACGCTATAAGTCATAGTGTTCTTCCAATCGTTATGTTTTTCTGGGCTCTGATATCTTTGTTGCTCCAAGTCCAGCATTCGCCGGTTTCATCTTGAAAGCAAACCCATAGCAAGTTGTGCTCTAGACCGTAGTCCAGAAGCACAACTGCCATTGCATTTCCCTGTGGAGTAGTTACAGGGATTGGCGGCTCAAGTTGTAAAATCAAATCTTGCAACTCTCGCAATCTTCTTCAACAATCTCTTCAGGACTACGAGGCTCTTCTGTAGAGACCTCACCAGCACCGTCGTATGTATTGAAGTAGTAAAGCTGCTTACCACCGTACTTGTAGAACATGATCATATGCTTCATCATTTCAGACATAGGAATCCTGTGTACGGTTTCACCTTCTTCAAGAGGATAGTGCTCAGGATTGTAACTAGTATTTACCGAGATGCCTTGGTCAATGAACTTCTGTAGTACTGCACAGATCTTCAAGTAACCTTCCGGTGACTTTTGATCCCATAGTAGATCATACTTATTCTTCAACTTACGTACTTCAGGAACCACCTGCTTTAGCACACCATCCTTAGATCCCTTAATTGACACAAGAGCACGAGGCGGCTCAATACCATTAGTCGAGTTCGAGACCTGGGCAGACGTTTCGGACGGCATCAGCGCCATCAGAGTAGAGTTACGAATGCCATGTTGACCTGCCATCACACGAAGGTTGTGCCAATCCATATTATACACTGGCTTTACAAGTTCGTCAACATCTCTCTTGTAAGTGTCGATTGGGAACAAGCCATAGTGGTACTTGGTTTGATTAGACCAAGCGCATGCCCCTTTTTCTACAGCCAGTTCAATAGAAGCCTTGATCAAGTAATACGACCATGCTTCCGTATACTCATGAATCTTCTGCAGACCTTCTGGTGTTATGTTTTGATAAGTAAGATCATTGCGAGCGAGCCAGTAAGCAAAGTTGACAATGCCAACTCCAAGCGGTCTTCTTGACAGAGTTGATCTTTCCGCCGCAACAACCGGATAGTTCTGATAAGACAATAGCTCATCCAGAGCACGGACAACAAGAGTGCAAAGACGTTCAAAGTCACGAGGATCACGAATCTTCCCCCAGTTAATTGCTGCAAGTGTGCAAAGTGAAATTTCACCCTGAGTATCATGCAGGATGTTCAGCGCCTTTGTAGGCAAAGTAATTTCTTGACAGAGATTAGATTGCTTGATAGGCGCTTGATACTTATCAAACGAGCCGTGATCATTAGCGTGATCAACATTCATTAGATAGATACGGCCGGTATCCTTACGCTCTTGAAGGAACGCAGAAAACAGGTCAAGTGCCGAAACAGTCTTCTTACGAATGTTTGGATTCTTTTCTGCGGCTTCATACAAGTCACGAAACTTGTCGACGTCAACAAAGAAAGCATCGTACATTTCAGGCACATCATTCGGGCTGAACAGAGTGATGTTGCCACTCGTCAGCAAGCGCTCGTACATGACCTTATTGAACAGGATTGAATAGTCCAGGTTACGAACACGGTTTTCGTCAGTGCCCTTGTTATTCTTGAGAACCATGAGGTCTTCAATTTCCAAGTGCCAAAAGACTGTATGAATAGTAGCCGAACCGCCACGCACACCGCCCTGGCTGCATGACTTGGTAGCCGCCTGAAACAACTTGTAGTAAGGAATGTTGCCTTCAGACGTGGCATCACCATTACGTACTGGTGCACCCAACGCACGAATGGAACTAGCACCAATTCCAATTCCTGCCTTCTGGCTAACATACTTTATAATAGCACCAGTTGTAGCAATGATAGAATTGAGTGAGTCACCAGCTTCAATTACTACACATGACGAGAACTGGCGCTGCGGAGTGCGTAGGCCTGACATGATTGGTGTAGGCAACGAGATTTCAAAATTGGACACTGCATCATACATGTCCTTAACCCAACGGAGTCGAATTTCCTTTGAGTAGTTTGCAAACAGTGTCATTGCAATGAGCATGTTAGCCATCTGCGGAGTCTCGTAGAACTGCTTGGTAGCACGGTTCTTAACAAGATACTTTCCGCGGAACTGCTCCATGCCAGCATATGCTATGTTGAAGTCTCTGTCATGATCAATGTGCTTGTTGAGCCACTCGAATTCGTCAATGTCGTACTTGAACAAGAGTTCGCGGTCGTAGTAACCGGCGTTAACAACACGCTCGTAGTGTTCATATAGAGAGCAAGGCTCAGGTTGAGCATAGACTTCCTTTCGTAGATTATAATTGATCAAACGAGAAGCCACGTACTGATAGTTTGGCATGTCCTCGTCAATCAATTCAGCCGAAGCCTTGATCAGAGTTTCATGGATATCCTTAGTCTTGATCTTGTCGTAAAACTGAACCCGAGACTTGATTTCTATCTCAGATGCGGAAACTCCAGTAAGGCCTTCACAAGCCCATTGGACAACTCTATGAAACTTTTGTAGATCGAGAGGCTCAAGCCTCCCGTCTCTCTTAGTAACTCTGATCATTTATTACCTCTTTATTGATTGTTAGTTAGACGTTCTTCAACGTCAACGCGATACTGTCTCCAGCCGCGGAAGTTCTTGTAATATACCTCATTCACACTAGTGCTAGCCATAGCTTGATGCTCGGTTGGCGATGCATGAATCGGTACCGATCCAACCAACTGATCATGAAGTCGAACGTCCTTATCAATGCTTGGCTTTACACCATCATGCGTCAGATAAGAGACTCGTGCGCAACGAGCGGTTGAGATCTTGAATAGAGTTTCTAGAGCAAGCTTACCATCAATATATGCTTGCTCTTCTTCATCAGTAACATATGGGAGATGCAACTCACGATGCTGTGGAGTAGAGTTCTCCATAGCTGCAAGCATCTCAATGGCTAGCTCGCGAATCTCCGGCTGGGCGTCCTTGTGGTTGCGCAGCTCAAAGAAGTTATCCCAATCGGTAGCAGTAACGATGACAGAGATATACTGCCACGGTTCGAGTAGGCGATTGAAAGTTTGCTTGTGTGGCTTAGAGATCTTGTTAACCGCCCAGACAGCACCGCAAACCATACGGCCAGTCCACTTCCAAGTCTGCTTGGCAAACCAAAGCTTGAAGCCGGTCAGCTCAGTCTTTGCCTGCATCCCAGGATTGTTAGCACCCCAGTGTGTAGGACCAGCAGGATCATTCCAAACTTGCTTGAGGAATGTAATGATGGGAATGGCACGAGAGCTAGATGCGTTACGACTAAACACACGGTGTGTCATAAACTCACCATGGATGCCACGCCAATAGCGCAGCTGCATGGTGGTCAGGCGCCTACCCGTCCGCGGGTGTAACGAATCTTTGATGATCTTTACTTCACACGCCATCAGTTGTAGTCTCCGCATGGTCTACAATGGCTTGCTCAGCCGCATCAGTGAGAACTTTGAGTAGACCAATCTTTGCCATGGCTTCAAGTGCAGCTCGATCCATATCAATGATCATCATTGCACCGTCTTCATCGTCGTGCTCAACGATGTTGACTACTTCAATCTTCATGACTTTCTCCAAATATTAAATGCAAGCTTAGCTCGCAGATCGTTGTGTGTATTAGTATCTATGATGTAGCGAACAAAGTCTGCAGACATGCCTTGCATAACCATCTCGTTCACATCTTTGTGCTCAAGATTAGTCGGCCAGATACAGACATTATATCCATTAATGATGGCTTTGTCAATCTTCTTAACTGTATCCTTATTTCTAGGTTCGTTGTCATAAACAACTACCATGTTCTTCTTAGGAAGACCAACAGTTGCCGAAATTAAATCACCACCAGCAGTAGCAATTGAGTTGGGGATGAACATAGAATCAATCGGCCCTTCAAATACGTAGTACTTCTTGTTATAGTCAATAGCATCAAGACCGTAAAGCTTCTGCACGGATTCGTCATTCACAATAGTGATGTATTTACTGGCCGATTTTGGGTCAAAACTACGACCCTGGAAGGCATGCATCTGCTGCTTGTCGTTGATGAACGGGATCAACAGCCGCGGCTCATCATACTTGAGGGCTTTCTCATCAAACTTTTCAGGCACTACTGAGTTGGACCAAGCAAAGAACTTGGGACAATAGAACAGCTTAGCATGATATGGTGTGGGGATCTTTCTCTTGTCAACTACTACCTTGGCAGGATGATTGGCTTTTAGTTGACTGATCTTCTTCAATCCAGTTAGTGGCCCAGACTGAAGAAAGACCGGTTTGCGCATCTTGGCAACAAACTCTTCCAACTCCACTTGCTGTGGAGTCTTATTCTCTTTAAGGCGCTCGAGATTGAACTCTGAGTATGAATTGAAGTCAAAGTTCTTAAGAAAAGTATCAAAACTATAGGTGATGCCACAATTGTGGCAGTGGTATAGAGTCTTATCCTTCTTGGTGTAGATGAAGCCTCGAGCCTTACGCTTGTCGGACTCAGAGTCACCACAAAAGGGACAACTGAAGTTGAACAATCCACCAGACTTACGTTTGTAGTTCCTAAGCCTTACCGATACAAGACCTAGGTACTTCTGTTCCAACCAAGTCATCATGACAACTAACTCTCAATTCCATCAATTCATAGTCTCATTATACACCACCTCATGATGGAATGTCAACTACTAGCGGAAAAATTTGCTCACTAGTATAGGAATTAGCCATGATGCAACGGACACTACACCCATGGCCATCCAGATATATTTTTGGAGAGATTCAATTTTTGTATTCTGCTCGTCATGCTGGATCTTAGAGTTATTACGGCTGGTTTGTACTTCAGACCGTAGATCATCATGCATGTCTTTGAAGCGCTCGTCAATCTCACCGCGGCGCTTTTCAAACGAAGCAATCAAGTTGTCGATCGTCTTTTCTTGATAGTTAATTTTTTGCTCGTGGACGGCAAGCATCTTTGACACATCAGCAGCAACACCAGCTAATCTTTGTATTGCTTCATCTATTTTAGAAAATCTAGAATCTTCTGGTGTCATTTTGGAATACCTGGCATTGATCTTTTAAGCATTGGAAATAAGACCCGAAGCTTCTTTTTCTTCGGGTGAACTCCAGGTTCACCTTTAGGTCCTACTCCTATTCCGTCAATACTACCGGTCCCAACATTATTGAGTGGCACAGGAGACTGAATGTCTTCCTTTACGTTATCCATTCCTTATCCTCCTGAGCGCATTTACTATAGTTTGGTCTAGTGGTATTTCGTCCGTATTGACTTGAGTATATTTACCGACGTTATATAAAACCGTAGGAAGAGCATTTAGTAATATCAAGAAAGGCTTAATACAGTGATATTGCTTTTCAGTCTTCACATAAAGTATCTTGGCCAAGTGAACGCCAAAACAATTATGCAAGGTAATCACATGATTTAGAATTAGTCTTTCTTTTAACTCACCAGAGTCTTCATATTTAGTCAGTAACTTTTTTATATATCGGATCCGACTCAAGTCTTCTAGAAATTCATCTGAACTCTGCATCCCAGGGTTGTCATAAACCTTGGCACAATATACTAAAAAATTTTCTTCTGTGAGTCGTTCCTTAATCAAATCTACTACCAGGTCTCAGTGAGAGTAGTCTTAGCCCACCTATTATTAGCTACACATACGTATAGATTTGTACTGTTATATGCAATTTGTCCTGGAGTACCATTAGATGTATTGCTGGTTGGAACTGAATTGGATATAAACTTGGCTGGTATAGAATTAGCAAAATTTCCAGCGGTGATTGTTCTTACACTGGCATTACCAGATGGATTCACTAAGACAACCACCCTGTCCGTTGAAGACAGGGTGTTGGCTACAGGAAGTGCAGATATCTTTACTTCTGACATGCTATAAGTTACCTATTAAGTACCAGGGAAGAAGGTATTATCGGTTGATGCATCATTAGCGGATGCCGGAGTACCATATGCTGCAGTCTGGGCACCGAGAGAACCCATTGCAACCAATGTTTCATAATGAATACGACCTGCACGGCCACCAGCTGTAACAACAAGATTGGTTACAGTAGTATTACCAGCTGCTGGTGTACCACCTGTAGCATTAGTAAATGAGATATTAGAAGTTGGAATTGTAGCTAAATTGAAACCGGTACCAGGATTTGTAATAGTAAATACAAGTGAACCGCCGCTAGCATTTGTTACGTAGCTAATTGTTGCATTAGTACCATCTGTTGAAGGCGACTTTACACTAATGATATTAACATTATTATAGCCTGTTAGTGTAGCATTGGCTGTGATGCTAACAATTGGACCTGTGCCTGCACGACGAAGATTCCAACCTGCATGAGCAGGACTCTCAACTGAATTGTTTAAAACATTATTTGCTTGTTCTGGTGCGGATACACCAAATACACCGACTGCAGTTCCGGATAGGAATGCACCGGGTGTAGCATTATTAAACATTGCTACATCTGTAGCAGCACGGGATCCTGCAGATGTATTGCCGAAGTGAGCATTAGCTCCACCGCCAGCCTTGACTGCTGTATAAGTTCCAATTGGAGCCCCACTTGAGGTCTCCGCGGTTGTTGTGCCGTTTGCAGTAACGGCTTGATCATTTCTACCCCAAAGTGGCATTTCTATCTCCTAATGAGTAAGTTTTTGCTATTTATTCTTTATTTTGTTTTCATCAGAGATAGTGTAGTCAGCTGTATTATGCTTGACTCCAAACCCACTCTGGTCTTGATTGGCACCACGAATCGGTGAAGAAACAGAAGTTGGAGGTGTATTACTCTTCAACTTCTTATTCTTCTTTGCTTCCGTAAACCAACCGCGAAATGTAAGCATTAGGCCTTTTCGATCCTGTGAACTTCGTGATTACCGTAGTCATCACTGTCCATCCACTTATCCATTGCCTTTGCATGCGGGAACTTCTTAGAGAATGGCTTGCTCTTCATGCCCTTTACACCACTGACAATTCTTGGCTCATGATCTTGAAGACCGCGTTCGGTTGCAGCCTCGGACATATTAAACTTGGATGCAATCTCTTCAAGACGAGCAAGTTCTTCGTCTGAGAATTCTTCCTTGTGAAGCTTGATCTGTGGCTTTGAGACAGTTACAGACTTAGATCTGTTATTATAATCGACTGTATATCTCTTTTCAGACTTATTGTGCAGACCGTGATCTATTTCACCAACGTTTCCAACAATACCGTGATAGTCCTTACCGGGAGCATGGATTTTTACTCTTGAGCCTATCTTAATGGCTTCATCAACCGATTCTACTTCTTCCTTAGTGAAAATATCGTCTTTGTTGTATGGCTTTTTTGGGAAATTTGCAAGTCTTTTTGCTTCTTTATCAGATACCTTCAGAGACTTCTTAATTTCGGCAGAATCAGAATCCTTAGATGTCTCTTCCTTCATTGCCTTGCCAATAGCCTTACGGCGGTTATGCAAGTACTTGTCTGACTTATCAACATCACCATCGTTGTCAATATCATCATTTTCCTTACCGACTGGATCAAGCTTCTTCTTGCCCTTCTTTTCGGTAATGTCGTCATTGACGTCTCGGTCATTGGTTTCAGGATCGGTATCAACTACCGTCTTACCCTTGCCGACATTATTTGCAGACTCATTTCTCTTCTCTAGAAGTGCACGAGTAGCAGCAATAAGGCTTTCAGGAAGCCCAAAGTTTCTGTTGATTGACATTGATCTTCCTTCGTCAATTTTCTTTGTTTTGATTTCACCAGTCTTAACTAGCTTAGAGTCCTTAGAGTCCGGCGCTGGATCATCCGGTCTAGATACATTCTTAATCTTTACACGAGCCTCAGTACCTGATGATTGTTCTGTAGCCATAGCCAGTGTTTCCTTCTTGCGCTTCTCGGCAGCCGCTGTGCGATCGGCTATGTTCTTTTCTTTTGTAGCTTTACTGTCTGCCTTTTTAGCGGCTACAACAGCTGCAATTCTAGCATTACGTTGAGCACCATCAGACGGACCTTCCCCGTGATGCTTACCACTCTGCGGTGCTGACCTTATTGTACGTTTGCTAATTTCGTTACGATAATTGGTGGTCATTTGCTAGAAGCTCTGAGCATCCATCCATGCTTTTCATGAATGTCAATTCGGTCTTGAAAGAAGTTAGCAATTCCACTCTTGTCAGCCTTTTCGGCCAATCTAAATGCCTTATCAAGCTCTGTAATGAGTTCTACGTTATCTGTTTGTAGCTCACTGAGCATTCCTCGAGCATCGGGAATATTAACCTGATCTTGAATTACAGAAAGTTGTGAGAATCTACGCAAGCTTCCTGGTGCATAAGAATCAAGTGTTCTTATGTGCTCAGCAATAGCATCTACTGCACCCCATACTTCTGCATAGATATCACCAAACAATGCATGATACTGTGGAAAACCAGGACCTTCAACATTCCAATGGAAGTTATGTGCCTTGAGATAAAAAGCAAAGGTAGAAGCCAGTGCTACCTTCATCTGTTGTGTTAGATCATCCATATTAGCCTCCGTTACCACCACCAGAGCTTCCGCTCTTGCCAGGCGGGTGTTTTTCTATTTTACCGCTAGCCATTCTAATTGCAACCATTGGCGTAGAAAGTTCTTTTCTCTTACCGGTTGTTCCTTGAGGAACAGAAAGTTCTTTTACAAAGTCTTTATACTTCTTTACCACGCCTTGCAACTCCAATACCTTGCCTTAGTCTTTGGTCCTGGATTATCACAATTGTGTCTAGCTCTAAAGCTCTTTCGGCGACCTGGAATATGCTTCTTGATGGTCATATTAGGATCGCCAAACTCTACTTTCTTTACATTTCCGGTGCTTGGATTCTTGACATAGACCTTTGACTTCTTTACGTCACCCTTCATAGGCTTTCCAAGTGGCACTGATCTGCCCTGATATTCAGCTTCATCAATGCCGAGACATTCACGTACTACCTGCTTGATAATCTGACCAGGAGTTGACTTCTTGTAGTTACTGGTTAGTGCATTAGTACCGATTTCTCTATTGACAGCCTTATTAGGATTCAAAGACTCTTGTGCAGACTTAAGTGCGGATGCAGTAGGAGCACCCTTTTCACCTGGCTTGCGCATCCGCTCACCAGAACCAGCTGCAATTCGCTTGCGCTTGGCATGAATGTTTGCCCATAGGCCTACTTTTTCTTCTTCAATGCTCATAGGTTGCTCCTATTGTTATCGCTATTTATAAAAGATATTATCTAGTAACTTCTTCCCAGTCCATTGATGCAAGAGCATTAACTGAGTTAACTGATCCTGACATAGCAACTGTAATTGGCTCAGGTGTGCTTGTTAGACTATTACGTTGCAACTGAAACTTAAACAATGCTTCTTTCAATACGTCAATTGTCTGTGATGCCTGGTTAGTAATACCGATATAGCCTTGTGCTAGTATCTGGCCACCAGTAATACCGGTAGCAGACATATCATATTCAACTGAGCTGTCATTACCTGCCGGTTGCCAGGATGGTGATGCTAATGTGCCACCTCTTATAACTCGCCATGCAGCATTACAAGGATTAGAGTTAATACCAAGAATAGATAGTGCAGTCAAAATAGCAATCGCATCAAGATTTGTCGACTTTAACTGTATAGAAACAACTGGATAATATGTGCCTGCTGTTGCTAATGTCTTAGGTGTTTGAACAGGTGTTCCAACCGACCATTGATCGCCACGTAGTTCATAACCACCTTCCGAAATAACAGTCGAGCAAACTTGCTTCATTGTACTAGGGGTAGCAGTAGCAGTTGTATTCTTGATTTCATATCTAACCGGCAGACTTGCTGTAGTCATATATGTTGAAGTGATACGATTAGCATGATGGAATGAGTGACAATGAATCAATCTGCCGTCGATGACAAATCCACATCGTACTGTGCCAAGACCTAGCCATTCAATATCTGTGAATAGAATTTGAGCCTTTGAAATATCAAGTGCGATCTGCGACGGACTTGAAGCCACACTGCCTAGAAGTGTATCAATATTCCAGTCTGCTTGAGCAACTCTGGTTTCTGCTAGTACACCTGTAGAATATGATCTCTCAACAAAATAGAGAGTCGAGCCATCTAGTTCAAGGTATATTCCGTTTTGTGCGCCAAAGTAACCAACTCTTTGTCTCAAACCTGCTTTTGCTGGGTTGAATACAAATGTGTTTAGAGACTGCAATGACTTACCAGGCTGGTATGAAAATACCTTTACGGTTTCACGGACAATTTCTGCATTCAGTGTTGTCGGTAGATTTAGTTCGATGAGACCCGAATTAGCATTATGTGCATATGTAGCACCTGCAGTATTGGATGTAGCCCATAAACCGTTATCCTTATATCTGTGAGAAGAATCAAACAGAGTAAGGGGAGTCGACATTCTTGCTCGGCCAAATGCATCAACCGCAGTTCCTGATGGATTAGCAGGACCAACAAGATTGCCGTATTGATCCGACAACATGACTACTTCAAAGATGGTTTTGCCATCTGGTAGATACTGATGCGAATCTTTTCTAAATTGTGCCATTAGCTTTGTCTTTCCAACGATTCTCGAATGACACGAAGTACTGTGCCAAATCTTATAATTCCGGTTGTATTATTTAGCTCTTCCTTAAGCTTCTTAGGCTTCGGAGGCTTTACAGGTTTTGGTGCATTCATACCAGCCTTTACATCATCAAACATTTCTTGTGCATGTGCAGGACTTACATGATCTGGAATTCCCTGCTTGAAGCCTCGAAGGTTATTTGCTGCTACATGTGCTCGCATTTTTGATGCCGACATACCAGCCACACCTTCTGCATCCGGATCTCTTTCACCAGCAGACACAACATTGGCAGACTTGAAGTTGAAGTCCTTGCCTGGACCATTATACCGATCAATAAGTTTCTTGTATTCTTCTACTCTATCAGAACCTGCAACCATAGTTAGATGAGTTACACCTTTACCATGCAGTGCCTTAAGATGATGCATGAATGTAGGCATTTCTTTGGTTGCTACAGACAAATTAGTACCTGGAAAGAATCTCTTAGCATGCTTGAGCTTTTGCTCTGCGGACAATGGATTCTTTTCTGGATCTTGTGAGTGAGAAAGGACAATGGAATGATCGGCATTATTTGCCTTAGCAACTTCCTTGACTTTATTAACAAGGGCCGCATGACCTGCGGTTGGTGGATTCATTCGACCGAATGCAAATACGTGATGAACTTCTTTGTCAGGCGGTGGCGTTGCTGCAGGATCGGTACGACCACGGTTATTTGCAAAGTTAAAGCGACTGAACTCGGCTCTATCAACTAGCTTGGTAGGACGGCCATTTCTTATTGACACAAAGCCTTCAGGCTTTACTTCGTTACCACCGACGCTATGTTCAAATTCCGTTGGGTTACCAAGAGCCTTAATCAAAGTATCTTTAGCTCTTTGCAGATGCCCGTGCATCTCAAGACCTGAAGACAATGCAGGTTCGTGCTGCTTGACACGTTCAATCATCCCATTGAACTGCTCATTCTTCTTGTTTTTGGCAGCATCGGTCTTTACCTTTGCGGCTTCAGTATCACGTCTCTTTTCTAGATGCTTGATATAGCCTCCAGTAGTTGGTTTAGTACCATCCCTAACTGTGCTATTGATATACATCTTCAGATGAGAATCATGATCTTTCATTGTATCTAGAGCTTCAGGAGTAACTTTCCTGTAAGAATCTAGAGCCTTGGCCATATGACCTTCATATTCCTTTTGTGATGCTTCATCATGCTTGTGATTAACATCAGGACGAACTTCTGGGTTGACTAGATTAACATGTGGATCTTGTCTGAATGCTCCATGGTCAACATCAAACCCGGCCTTCATATCGTCCAGCTTCTTGCCGGCATACTTGGTATGGACCACAAAGCCCATCTTTGATGCTGCTATTTTTCTACCCTGAGCAGATTCTTTATCAGCACCATACGTGATCGTATTAGGTGTGAACTTGTACTTTCCGCCTTCATTCCTCAGATCGTCATGATCATAAAGGAAGTCGCCTTGGTAAACACCACCGCCAGGTGGCATTACCTTAGGTAGATGATCTAGTGCTGACTTGAGCTTTGAAGCAAGTCCTGGTGCATGACCGTGATTTCTATCTATGTCTTCGTGACTGTAGTTGATCTTTGGATCAACATTAAATGCAGACTTGGATGCTACAAAAAATCTACTGGTCTCCGGATGATGCCCAAAAACCACACTGGGTGAGCCGTCATACTTGACAGTTACCTTAGACTTTGACTTTTTACCACGCATGAAGTTGTGCAAATCATCAAGATTATCCGCAGCATGCTTGACTCCTTCATCGCCACCATGGATGATATGATCTTCTGCATGCTCAAGATGCTTTAGCTTGTCTACATCAAGAGATTCTATAAGAAAAGTAATGTAACTCTTCATTTAATATCTACCTTCCTGACTCTAAATTTAATATCATTTGGATACTCACCGCCCTTACTATTTCTTATTTCTATAATATAGTCAGCATAAGCATTATTACAAACTATAGTAATTTGTTTTGATGATTTATTTGGGTATCTAACTTCTGTTACTTTAATATTAGAAGTTAATTGGTCAAGACGTTCTTTGCTTAACCAAAAAGTTTTCCATTGACTGGTTGAAGTTTTACGAACGTAGAAATAATTCATACCCCAAGCTCTTCGAAATATGCTTTTTATAATAGGATTATTTTGTTTATAAACAGGTAATTTTTGACGGGCTTTTTTCTTATTATTTCGTTCATCAAAACTTTCTTGAACCTTATTAAGATTTACACCAAAAGTATTTAAAAATGATGCGCCAGGTGATGCTCGATCCAAATCTCCATCAGCAGAGAATAGTGTTGAAGCTCCGTCATATGAACTAAAAGTATCACCATTGATGTCCTTAAGTGATATAAACCAATTATTGTTGGATGAGTCGGTAAGTACTATATCACCTATAATTTCACCTAGTTTTTCGATTGGAACCCCAGCTTTTTTAGTTGAACCTGTTCTTTGCTTAACACTCTTTATTTCATTTGCCACAAATTTTGGGTTAGCATTTGTAAGTTGCTCAATCAATGTCTCGTATGATAAATTTACTTCACTTCTAGAGAAGACTCTTTGCAAATCAGATACCACACGCTTCTCAAAATTCTCACCTTTATTTGCTCCTTTGCTTATGACAACATCATAATTTCTGCCGTCAGCACTAAAAGAGACAGATGAGTACTTGGAGCTATTTGGTGATATCTCATTGAACTTAATATTTTTAAAAGACTTATCCGCTGCTATAAGTTTTGTAAGTTCTTTTTTGTATGTGTCCGATGTATCGTTTGAGGTGTTGATCAACTGCATTCTAAATTCGCGGGTGTTACTTTTGTCAGATGCTGGACGACCCGTAGGGAAAGTTTTAGCTACACCAAAATTATACTTTTGTGATATGGCATTTAGAAATTGTGCAATTTGTTTAAATGCAAGCGCATCAGTACTCATAGACTAACCCTAATTACATATGTTACTTTTATTTATGCAAAAAGGGGCCGAACCTTGCGGCCCGACCCCTTTGATATAAAGTGTAGCGCTACTGGGCGGAACCCCACCGTACTCCCAGCTCTTCCTTTCGGTTATCCCCTATGCCACAACGATGTCTAGAACATCTAAACGCTACTTCAGCACGGTTATTTATTCACCAGTTATGAATTTTTAATGTTCACTTGGAGAATATTTTTGACCATGAAGGATGGTGTCTCCCCTTCAAAGCCTGAGCCCTTGTTCAACTTGCTGAGCATAGAAAGTGCAGGCATCCTATGATCAGTAGACATGATGTACTGATCTGTCTTCTTCTCCTTGATCAAGTAGTTGCCAGAATACTGTTCGAGTACATAATTTGGCTTATTCTTCACTTGAAGTTCTCCATCTTGCTACGATCAAACTTAGAACGCTTCTTGAAAAAGTCAGAGTCACGTTCGCCAAACTCGGATTTATCCATCACTGGTTTGTCATCCATTAAGTCTTGTGCTGACTCATCCACATCATATAGTCGCATCTTTGACCTATCCACTCCAATCACAAAGCGCTTGTATCTGGATGGATCGGTATACCTGTTCTTCAACTGCTTAACCATCAACTGGCTCAATGCTTCTAGTTCCTCACTATTGATAAGGGCAAACATCGAGTCAGCAGTAGCAGGCAGACCAAACGATTCGGACGTATCGGTTAGATCCACATCGCTGTTACTGAAGCCGGAACGTGTAGTCTGTGTTGCAGTCATGATAGGAATATTAAACTCCACGGCCAGACCTCTAAGTTCTTCTGCAATAGCCTTGACGTAAGTATAGCTGTTTACGTTTGCTGTATACTTGATTCTGCTAGATGCACAGATGTTGATGTAGTCAATATAGACAATGTCAGGTATAAAGTTCTTCTTAAGTCTAAGTTCATTCAGAAGATGTCGGAAGTTTGCAGAGCCAGCAGAAGAGGTAGGATATTCCTTGATGATGAGCTTACCGGTAGTCTTACTCTTTACCTTGGCAATCTTCTTCTGGAAAGACTCCAGTGACATCACCGACAATTCTTCAATTGTCACATCAAGAAGATTGGCATCGATACGTTCTGCAATACGTTCCTCAGCCATTTCCATGGTGATGTATAGAACGTTCTTGCCATCGAGTAAGTTACCAGCCGCACAGTGACACATGAATAGTGACTTGCCGACTCCGGTGCCGGCCAGAATTACATTCAGTGTCTTGTTTGGCAAACCGCCCTTCGTGATCTTGTTGAAGTACTCAAGATTGAATGGGACTCGATTTTCCTTGCGATGATAGAACTCAAATCGCGACTCTGCATCGTCAAGGAAACTATGCCCGATGCTTGTATCAAAACTTACTGCTAGAGCATCAGAAAGGATCTTAGGAATTGCTTCCTTAGTATGCTGCTCATCCTTGTTGTCAAGAATCTGAATGGACTTCATGATGCCGTTGTAGACGGCCTTCTCTTGACAAAACTTCTCAGTCTTCTCTACGATCCATTCCAAATCAGTCTTTGGATCGTAGGTTAAGCCGCCAATGGTTCCCTTAATGGTGTCATGTAAATTTTGATCCACACCATTCTTAGAATCCAGATCAATCAGCAAAGTCTCAGCTGTAGGGAACTTGTTAAACTTGTGGACATAGGATTCAATGAGCTCAAATAGGATCCTGTCGGCCCGATCCTGAAAATACTCTGACTTGAGGAAGGGAATAATACGACGACCGTAATCTTCCCTCGACATTAAGTTACCAAAGATGACGTGCTCAAATTGTGCCATGAATCCTCATTGTAATTGGATCTACTTGAATGATGCCATTGACAAAGTTCTCTGCCAAGTCCTCTACGTAGCGTAGAGTATGTCCATCAATTCGTACTGAGTCAATTATAACATCGTCTTTGTAAAAGTCTACAAAGAAACATTCCTCACCCTTGACAACTACCGCCTTTAAGCGGTAGTCATCACTGTAGAATTGACTGAGTTCGGTTTCAGCAGTCTTCATCATTGCTCATAATATCTCCCGATCCCAGTGAATACTTATTCTTGATCCAGTCAGCAAAGTTGGTCTCTTCAAGGATCGACTTCCAGAAGTCACCATTGTCGACAATATCAGCAGCCCGGTAGTTCTTGCCACTAATTTCACCAGTCTCTTGGTCGACACGAGCATACCAGCCCTGCTTCGGCTTGACAATGAACTTGCCTTCAAGCGCTAGATCAAGTAGACCAGACCACTTGTTGATGCCGGAATCAAATCCAACTGTGATAGGAATCTTAGACTTCTCTCGGAGATAACGAGACTTCTCGATGTTGATGATGAAGTGATAACCGAGCAGTTCCTTGTCATCCTTATCCTGCTGACGGCCGATAATCCAGATGTTATCAGCAGAGTAGTAAATTCCAGTGCCACCAGACACGACAGGCTTAGAGAACATTTCCTGAGTCATGTAGACGTGGTTGACCACGACCATAGGAATGTCCTTGAGAGTCAAGTGAGGCGTGACCATACGAAACAAAGATTTTAACTGCTTTGCCCGAGTCATGTCTGCAGCCGAACTCTGCTTCAGCGCATCTTCAACTTCCTTCTTTGAAGCCAGATTACCAACTGAGTCGACAATGATCATAACTTCATCACCACGCTTCAGTTCCTGCAACTGCTGCATGACGTCAAACTTGAGCTGTTCAATGTCGGTAATTGGACTGTGCACAACAGAGTCAAGCGGAACACCAAACGACGTAAAGTATGACTCAGGTGTGCCGAACTCAGAGTCATAGAAAAGAATGATGCCGTTGGGATGCGCCTTAAGGAAGGCTGCAGCCATGAGAAGACTGAATGCAGTCTTGAAGTGCTTTGACGGAGCCGCAAGGACTGTAAGGCCTGGAGTCAGACCACCATCAATTTGACCAGAAAGTGCCACATTAATCATAGGCACTCGAGTCGGAATCATGTCCTTCTTGCCGTAAATCTTTGAGTCGGTTAGCGTTGCTGTATAGTCAATTGTACTATTCTTGATCAAGCGGTCTTTAAGTGACATGTAGTCTCCTTGTGTTCTGTGTATAATCTATATGAATATATCATCAATCTTGATAGAAGTCAACCGTCAACTAACTTGTTCATCTTCTTGATGAACTCATCAATCTTCTTGACTCTATCAGGGCCGCTCCACCTGATGATATCCTTTTCTGGATTCAACTTGAGATTATTCAGCAGTGGCATAATAATATCCCTCAGCTGTTCAGCTCTATCATCAGCCGGAGATTGTATGTCTTCTTCACCGATCATGGTGAAGCCAAAGTCTTCAGTATCTTTATCCATCTTCTTTTTCTCTTTCTTTGATCTATTGCATGTGCAATAACCATTTGGCCCACATTCACAAATAGTCTTCTTTGGTGCATTTTCACACTGAGGAATACACTCGCGGTAGAGTCCACATGGGCATCCACCACCGTAATCAAATTTGGCCATCAGCTAAAAAAATCCTCTAGGTTGCTTACCTTCTCGTGCTGCCATCCAATAACCTCGAGGATGGACTTGATCGGCTCAAGAAAGGCCTTCTGAAACTGAGTGTCGTAGTCAACATACTTGTGCAAGTCTAACTCTTTAGGAAGTTCATCCAGTACTGCAATTACATGATCGCCAACGGAATTCGGCACCTTAAGATAAGAGAACTTGATCTTATCTCCATCGCCGATCATCTGGTACTTCTTGTCAAGTCCATTCTTTATAAGCATGTTGTTGAAAAGCAGAGCACCCTTTACATGAATCGGTGTGCCCTTGGCATATACTGTATGCCTGTCCCGATACTTATCCATGTTCTTCATACCTCGAGGAAATGCCACGTCCTCGAAAGGCAACTTCATAAAAGTTTCCTTGAAGTCAGAGATGTACTTCTGAACAACCTCTTCATCACTGCTCATGATGAGCTTTAGTGCTTCCTTAATGCTAGCACGGCAAGCCTTAGGAGTTGATGACCTGACGGCTTCAATGCCCATAACCTTGAGTTGTGGTTCTGTGTATCGAACTTCCTCAATGTCAAGTGCATTCATGATGTACATCTTACGAGCCTTCCAAATGCCCTTATCGGCAATGGTCTCTCGCTTCATATTCATCTTCTGTGCGTATGCATGCATATACTCAGCAAGATGGCTGTAAGAATTGTTGATGACCTTCTGCATCTTGATCTTACAGAACTGATGTAGAGCCTCAACAATCGTGTCACGATCTGTGGCACCAAGCACCTTGACAAGCGGTTCCATATGCACATAGATGGAATCAGTGTCAGATGCAATTACATAGTCAACATCCTTGGTCTTCATCAAGGAGTTCAAGTACAAGTTAATTGCACGCTCAACCCATCGGATGGACAACTGACCAGACATAGTAATTGCCTCAGCCAAGTCAAAGTCAAACCATCGGAAGTACTCATTGGCCAAGGCACCGTAAGCTGAGTTCAGCTGGATCTTTTTGGCAAGCTGTAGGTTATGATACCTAGCAATTCGATTAGTAATCTCTCGGCGCTTGTCATCTGGTGCTACAGCAGGAAGTTCCTCAAGTTCCCGCTTGGCCTCAAGCATCTTTTTCTTGAATTCGGTTCGATCATTGTACATCTTTTCCATAAGGGCAGGCAGGAAGCCCTGCTTTTCCTTACTGAATCTGACACCATTTGCGGCATAAGCAAAGCCGTTGTCTTCAATCACAGCATATTGATCCAAGATGGAATCAATTGCCGGGAAATACGGTTCGCGACCGCCCTTAGTTTCAGGTGAGATATTGTACTGCATGATCAAGTGAGGATACAGGCTGTTCAAGTCAAACGACACCGGCCACTTATACATTCCGGGCTTGACTTCCTTGACATAACCACCGACCAGTGACTCACTGAAGTCACCCTTCTTAAATTGTGGAATGACAATGGCTCGATCCAAGAGATAGTTATGGATGATGATGTCCCACGGCAGCACAGTGGTCAGAACGTCGCCATAGTTGACCTTGGCGTCATATGCAAAGGCAATTACCTGGTCAATGAACTTGAGCTTATCCTCAAGCAGATCAATGACGGTAGTGTCCTGAATGTTATAATCAATAAACAACTCAAAGTTTCGACGATAAAGATCATCAAGACTGGTATAGCCTTGAGTCTTATAGTCCAACTTTTTGACCGGAAGCTTTTCAACCTCAGCAATTGACTCTAGCTTGTAGCTCTCCTGCTGCTCAAACTTGAACTTCTTGTAGAGATTTAGATAGTCAAGGACACTGATGCCTGCTGGGTAGTATACCTGGTTCTCACGACCATGAGTTTCAACAGTCCGCTCTTCAAGGATACCCCACGGAGAGAGTTTCTTGGCTTCATGAATGCCCAGGATATTCTTAATCCTGTTTACAATGTATGGCAAGTCGAAGAACTCAATATTCCAACCAGTCAAGATGTCAGGCATATAGCGACCAGACTGCCAGATCTTGAGGAAGTTATTGAGAAGGTGATACTCATCCTTGCACTTGATATATTCGACTCGGTCGGTCTTTGGCTTATAGTCGTAGTATCCGAATACTACCTTTTCACCACGCCTGCTCAACGTGATAGCCGTAATTTCCTTATCGGCCTTAGCAATGTCAGGGAATCCGTCCGATGAGTCGGTCTCGATATCAATGCTGATTACATTGATCCAAGTAGGATCGTAGTCAAGCTCACCATGGAACTTGTCGTAGATATAGAGATAACGGAAGTTATTGAGTCCGTAAATCTCCATATTTGCAACGTCTGAATAGCGCTTTGCAAAATCACGGGCTTCGGAGATGCTCTCAAAGTGCATCTTCTCTACCGGCTTGTAATCCAACGTCCTATAGTGAGTGGATGCTTCACGGCGCTTAGGCACAAAGAGATATGGCTTATAGTCCACCACATCATGAACCCTACGATTATCACTTGAGTAGCCGCGGAGATAGATTTTGTCCCCGCGGCTGTATACGTTTGTATAGAACTTTACCATGTAAGCTCCGATGTAGTCAATGTCACAGATTAATAGTATATCACCGGGTAACCTAAAAGTCAACAGGAATCAGGGATATGACTTCCTGTCCAGCTCAAAGTGAGGACCATCCTTGAAGCTGCGCCAATCGCCGCCCCATACAATCTTTACGCCTAGCTCATTAGCTGCCTTCTTCATAGCATCTGCCATAGGATTATACAGCGGCCAGTCCCAACGAATCTCACCATTCTCAGGCACACCATCACCGTCATCTACCCACGGAGCAATATCAACTGCATGACCAGTAATATGGCGGCTATTCATTGTCTGTGATGCGCCCTTAGCAACTAGCTGTGCTTGTCTCTCTTTAGTCCTGAGACCCTCAAGCACAACAAACGGCACACTCTTTCTAGCCTTTGTAACTACAGCCACAAGATCAGGATGAACTCCTTCTAGGCGCTGCTTATCTCTTGTTGACAATTCCATTTGCATTTTCCTCCAATGAATAAGGGGGCCCGAAGCCCCCTTTTTACTTATCAAGAACCAAACATGCCGGTTCTAAGACCAGTAACTTCATCTCGGCTTAAACCGATATCCTTAAGTTGCTGGTCACTCAATTCATCCAATTCGTTTTGCTCCGCACGAGCTCTCACCCAAGCGGTAATTAGTCCTAGAACACCCACAATACTTACTCCTTAGCCTTCTTTCCGGCTTCCTTAACTTCGATCTTACGTGGCTTCTTTTCCTCAGGGATAATATGCTCGAGCCAAATACGAAGCATACCATTGAGCATCTCGGCATTATTAATCTCTACATTATCTGCCAGAGTAAACTGACGGGTAAATGCACGGCTTGCAATACCCATATGCAGATAATTCTCGACGTCCTTGCTACCCTGAGCTGTATTACCCTTGATAACCAGCTTATTATCCTCAAGTGTAATCTCAACGTCCTGCCTGCCAAAACCGGCAACAGCCATTTCGATGACATATGTATTCTCATCGGTCTTCTTGAGATTAAAGGGAGGATATGCCTGGGCGGCGGTATTAGCTAGCCATTCAGCATTAGCTTGAAGGCCCTTTGCAATGCGATCAGCTCCTACAAAGAAGCGGTCAAAATTAGAAGGGTCGAAACTATAGGTCTTCCAAAGTGAAGTCATGTGCTTTCTCCTTATTAAGCGAGATAGGTTGTTATGTGGCCCATTAGGCGCCACGGTTTATATATATCATTAGTAGTGCAAAAAGTCAACCAATCAATGAAACTTTTTGCGCATACATTCTCTAGAAGTAACCAATACCATATTAGTAGAAGTATTCAACAAATATACTGGTGTAAGACTAGCTTCTTTATAAATGCTACCTTCATTGAGAAGTAATGTAAAGCTATTGGAAGCTTCGGCATCTTTTACATATGCGGCGGCATTTTTAATTACTTTCTCTGGTATTATTTGATACATTTTAACCTCTTCCAAAGGTGTAGCATGTTAGGTTTATTCGGTCTAAACAAAGTCATATTGTATGTAATAGGCGCATTACTCCTTACAGGAGCTATTGCCACTACATACTATGTATGGAAGCGTGATATTGAACATACTGCTGTGCTTGAGTTTAATAGACAGCAGCTTGAACAAAATGTACGCGACCAAGCAGAGTTTATACGAAGACAGGAAGAGTTAGCTGACCAACAAAGACGGGCCGCAATGGAATTAGCCGAACAGGGTCGTAGATTACAAGGTAGAGTTAATTCCATCAATCAGATGATTAATCAAGCTGAAGATGGTCCGGTCCCTAATGTGATTAGGCAGACTATAGAAAGGCTGAAA